CGCTGCAGGCCCTGGATCCCACCTTCGACGCGCTGCTGCCGTCGAAGGTGGGATCCAGGGCCTGCAGCGCGGTCAGCGATTCATCGAACATGGCTTCGAAATCGAGCACTTCGATGACCGCCGGGGCAGGCAGCTGGGACAGATTGACACTGGTGAACGAGCCGGATGCCACGGTTAGCGAACCTCGATTCCTTCGATGGTGATGGCCTGCCCGTCGGGTAGATGGATGCCGGTGACTGCCAGGATCATCACGCCAGGGGCGGGGAGGGAGACGTCGACGTTCTCGACGTGGAGCCGCGGTTCCCATCGCGCCAGGGCGTCGACGGTGGCGGCAATCAGGTCCATGCGCAGCGAGCGATTCGTGGGCGCATCGATCAGTTCAAACACGCGTGAGCCGTATTCGCGGCGCAGTACGCGGGAGCCAAGGGGCGTGGTGAGGATGTCACGCACGGATTGGTGCAGATGGGCCAGCCCATCCAGTGATTTGCCGGTGTTGGCGTTGATTCCTCGCATGGTCTCTATCGTCGTGGAGTGCGGGTTTTCAGGGCATTGCACGCGTGGCCACTCAGGCCTGCGCCGGCGTGGTCGGTGCGGTGGGGCCCTGCGCGGTGTGCTTGTGCGCCTTCAGGCCGATGGCGCCGGCCTTGATCTCGCCCGGGGTGCTGATGTCCTTGCCGGCGGTGATCGCACCGGTCACGTCCAGGTCGCCGGTGGCCTTGATCGACGGTGTATCGAGCAGCACCGATTCGCTGGCGATCACCTGCGCGCTTGCGCAGGTCACGATGACCTTGCCGCTGCCGACGTTGACGCTCAGCGTGGAGGTTTCCTGGTCGTACTCGACGATGCTGCCGTCGGCGTACTGGGTGCGCTGCCGCATGCGCGAGTCAGCCGGTGCGGCGAAGCGGTCCTGGTACAGGCTGCCCAGCACCAGCGCCTGGCCCGGATCGCCATAGGGACAGGCCAGCACCACCTGCTCGCCCGGCTCGGGCGCGCACCAGCTGCGTACGCCCGGCCCGGCACGTCGTTCCAGCCAGGGAATCCAGTCGGTGAGCATGCCGTCGGCATCGACGCGCACGCGCGCTGTGGCTTCGTCGAGCTCGCGCACGACGCCGATCATCAACAGGTTGCCGATCAGCCGTGCGTGCTCGGCGCTCATGGCGCGTGCTCCGGCAGCGGTTGGTAGCGCGGCTCATGGGCACGGCCGATCTCGGGCGCGAAGCTGAAACTGGCGCGCGGTACCACGCCGCCGGTCTCTTCCCAGGCGTTGCTGCCCAGTGCCATCGGCAGCGACCATTCGACGATCCAGCTGCGCAGCCCTGGCAGCGCCATGGCGGTGTCTTCAGGCAATGCGGCGATCACGTCGATCGCGCCGCTGGCCACGCCGGGAAAACGGCCGAGCTGGTGCAGCCAGGTGGCGAGGTCGACGGTGGTGTTGCGCAGCTGCAGCGCCACCCCGGGCGCGTCCGCCGCCAGAGCAACACGTGCCTCGAAGCGCAGCAGGGCCTGCATCTGCCCACTGCCATCGGCGTTGTCCTTGCTGCGGTCGCAGCGGGTCATCGCCAGCAGGCACGCGGGCGTCGCCATGCCTTCGGTACCGGCCTCCCGATGGAACTCGACGGTTGCGAAGTGCGGGAAGCGCGCACGGATGGCCGCTTCGATGGCGGCAAGCAATGCGTCCAGCGGTGGAGGAGAGGGGTCGGTCGCCATGTCAGCTCGTGCATTGAATGGAAAAAGGGGCGTGGCCAGTGTTGCCATCACCGCCGTTGGGCGGCATTGCAGGCGTGGCCGTGTGCAGCTGGATCAGCGCGTGGTCGCGGCGCGCAGGGAAGCCGCGCCGCTATCACAGCCCGCAGGCATCAGCGGTTCCGCACCATTGAGCGTGATGCCGCGCTGGCCACCGAGGCTGCACAGCAGCGCGTGCAGCTGATCGGCGAGTGCGTGGTACCGACGTGCGACCTCGACGTGATTGCGCAGCAGCGCATCGTCATCAGTGCCATCGAGGTCGGGCAGTGGCGGCGCGACACGCAGTTGCGCCGGGGCGATGGCGAGGTCAATGCGGCAGTGCGCCGCCGGCATTGGCCTGGCGCCAGATGCGCACGAACTCAGCATCAGCATTGCCGCGATCGCGGCCAGGAGTCTTGGCATGGGTGTCGATGTCCCGTTGCAGGGCGTTGAACTGCTGGGTGCGCTCCGCCTGCGTGGCCAGGCGCTGCGATTCGGCCCGGGCGCCGGCCCGGGCATTGGCGAGGTCCTGCTGATGTGCGGCCTGCGCCGCATCAACGCGGGATGCCTGCTGTGCGGCCTGGGCGCTGGCAACGGCGAGGTCCGCGCTGCGGTCCCGCAGGGTCCACCCCAGCCAGGCGCAGCCGGCATGGCTGCCGACGAGCAGTAGCAGGCCGACGCGCAGCCTCAGCGCGAGTGGGGTCATGCCAGGGCGCCTCCTGCGGTGCGATAGGCCGCACGCAGCGTCTCCAGCGCCTGTTCCTTCTGCCCGTAACCGGCGCCCGGCAGCGATGCCCAGATACGCCGCGCCGCGCTGACGGCGGCGTCGAATCGCCCCAGCCGGACCAGCTCGTAGGCACCGCATTGCTTGAGCAGGGCGACGGCGGCGCGATCCTGCGAGACCGGGCCGAAGTCGGGCAGGCCCAGGCGTGCGCGCAGGTCGTCCCAGGTACTGCGCAGGAACTGGTAGCGGCCGGCAGCACTGGATTTGATGCCATAGCGCGGCAGAGACACCAGGACGCGGGGATGGTCGCGGTAGGTGGCGAACAGCTGGCCACCGACGATCACGTCGTAGCCGCGGTCACGTGAGCGCTGGCTGGGAATGTCGGTACCCTCGGACACGGCCAGCATGTCGAGGAACGCGGCCACGTTGGCACCGCCAAGGGCGCTGGCTGCGGCGGCGGTCATGCGGCTGCCTCCGGCTGCTTGCGCACCAGTGCCAGCAGCGCGTCTATCTGCACGCTCTGCTGGGCGATCTGTGCACGCAGGGCGTTGACCTCGCCACGCAGTTGCCCGATCTCCTGCGCCATCGCCTCGCGTTCGTGCATCAGGCCATCGGCGCGGGTGCGCTCGGCGGCGAGCTGCTCCTGCAGGGTGCGCAGGGTGTTGCTGGTGGCTTCATCGGCGGTGCGGTCGACCTTGGCCGACGACAGCCATTGGCGCAGCCACAGCGACACCGCGATCAGTACGCCGGAGGTACCGCCCAGGTATTTGGCCCAGTCGGGTACGCCGGCCAGCAGGTCGCTCTCGTTCATGCGCGTGCGTATCCCTTGAGCAGGGCCGGATGGACCGCAGGCGGTGGCGCGGAGCGGGCATCGCGCAGGGCGCGCTTGATGGTGGTCTGCGAGACACCGAACTCACGCGCGACGTGGTCGCGTGGCATGCCGCTGGCAACGGCACGTGCGATGCGTTCGCGGCGCTGCTGCGCACCGGCAGCGAAGCACGAGGCCAGGAACAGCAGCTCGCCGCCGAAGTGCGCGACCAGCCGCTGGGCGACGTCGTAGCCGAGGATGTCGATCAGCCGGTGCTGGTCGGGCAGGGTGGACGGCACGTAGACGATGACGCGGTGGCGGCCGGTGGTGCTGGAGGTGGTCGGCGGCCATGCACGCACCAGCGTGAGGGCTGCGGATTCGCCGATGACCTCGGCGAGGGTCTGGATGCTGTCGGGCAGGGCGTTCATGAGGGGTGTCGTCAGTGGCATTGATCTCCACTGTTGCTCTCCCGCACCTTCAGTCAACACCTTTCATCTACTTGCGGTGCGGCCTACTGAAGACATTCAGTGAGCCTGAGCACCGGTGAGGACGGCGCTGCGGATGCCTGCGGCGGCTCTTGCCGGGTTGTCGTTGCCGCAGCTGTTTCCGGTATTCCTGTACTCGCTGTCCTCACCGTGTGGAAACAGAGGCAGGTCAAGGGAATCCGGCAGGTATGGGTGAGGACGGCCTTGTTGCCCGTCCTCATGTCCGGGCGCAGGCTCGGAAACAAAAAAGCCCCGGACGATGCCGGGGCTTCAGGACTGCAGGTGGGGCTGGGTCAAAGGTCGAACACCAGGTTGCCGCCGGTCTTGCGGGGGATATAGCCGGCGTCGCGCAGCCAGCGCGCCGCATTGACCTGGTCCATGCGCTTGACGGGAAAGCGGTTGGCGAACATCAGGAAGCGCGCCACCGTGATCGACTCACCCTTGCCCTTCAGGGCGGCCAGGGTTTCGGTGAACCACGGTGCGGGCGGCTGCTGCCTGCCCGGGCGGGCCACGGTACGGGCCTGCGTCGAGCTGCCATCGCCGGCCTGGGCCTGGGCCAGCGAGCACAGCGAGATGAAGATCGCGTCCAGGCTCACGATGTCCTTGCCACCCTTGGGCTGGGACTTGAACAATTCGATGGCCTTCAGGCGCGTCGACGTGAACTGTTCGACCTCCATGGCGTTTCCTCTCTGAGACAATGATTGGGGGATGCAGGGTGACGACAGGTGTCGTCGGTGATGGGGCGACCTTACATCATTTTCGCCGATGATGGGTCGCGACCTGCGCTTGGATGGGCGGGAAGCGGGGGCACGCGATGATGCGCCGTGCTCAGATCACTCCGCGCGACAACAGCTGGTCCAGCGTCCTGCGCACCAGATCGGCTGGCGTGCCGTCATTGTCTACTTCGATGTCGACCAGATGATCCGGCAAGGGCTGTTCGCTGGCATGGCCCGGACGGCTGACGCGGATCACGACACCGCCACGACGGCGGATCGCGCGGGCTTCATCGATCACGCGCACATCCGGCACCAGTCCGCCTGCAGGCAGGCGTGCGAACAACGAGCGCACCCGCAGTTCGGGGAGAATGCAATCACGCCCCGATCCGGTGCCGGTGCCCTGCATCAGCTGCTGAGGGATGAGCTCAGCCAGCGCCCGCAGCGGGGTAGCAAAGCTGTCGCAGGGCAGCGCCAGCGCCGAGGCCAGTCCATTGGCCAGGGTGTCCTTGCCCGCATGCGTGGCGCCGGCGATGCCGATGTAGAGCGGACCGGCTGCCTGCGGGGCAGGCCGCAGCGGAGTGCGGCCCAGGGCGGGGCCGGTACCGAATGCGGCCAGGGTGTCGGCGATCATGCGGTGGCCGCTGTCGAGGGAGGCGGGGATCATGCGGAATCTACTCCTGAAAGAAGACGGTGAGCGGCGGCGGTCAGGAATCGCGACCGGCAGCACCGCGCGCGCGCAGCAGGCGCTGGGTGATGCGCCCCCCGCGGGCGGCGGCCGCGACAGGGTCAAAGCACAGCATGGCGGTGCGCGTGCGGCGGCCAGCGGCAAGGTGATCGCGGATGGTCCGTTCGGACAACACCGGTACCCGTTGGTGGATCTGCCGCACGGTCAGCTGCTCGCCTTCGAAGGCATGAAGTTGGGGACGAGGCATGACGCAAGCGCTCCTGGAAGGTGGCGTGGCCGATACAGGCATCTTGCCTCCGTGGGCTCTTCTAGTCAACACCTTTCATCTACTTGTATCTTGATTGGTGCGGCCGTTGGGCCGCGCGCCCCTCCAATGCACACCCCGTGGGCACCCGGCATCAGAACGGGCCTGCCGCCTGCTCGCCGAGGCTGAGCCTGCGCGGCGGCATCAGCCAGACCTTGGCCCGCTCCTTGCCCACCACGCGCGTACGTACGCCATGACGTTTCACCACATAGGCGGCCGCCTCGTTGACGTCGCGGCGGTTCGGCTTGTCGATGCCCGCGGCAATGACGATCTCGGTGGCGCGGTAGTGCGCGTTCCAGTGCTCGGTAGGCAGGGACCAGTCGAAGCGGCGGTCGATCAGTTCGGCGATCGGCGAGATCGGTTCGTGCTCGCTGTTGGTGGCATTCAGCGCGTCCAGTTCCTCGGCGGACAGGTGCCAGGTCTCGCCGTCGCAGTACAGCGCATGAGCCTCGGCCCACACCTGCTGCATGTCGATCCGCGCCGGTTCGCCCAGTGCCACGGCATGCACGGTCCACCAGCGCGTGTTGCCGGTCGCGTCGCGCAGGAAGCGCTCGTCATTGACACTGGCAAACAGGATGGTGCGGCGCGCATAGCGCGATTCGTTGCGCGCGTACGGGCGGCGGATCTCATCATGGCTGCGCGAGATGAACGATTTCAGCGCGGCGATATCGGTGCGGCGGAAGGTGGCATCCACTTCACCCAGCTCGACGATCCACTTGGAGATGACCTGCTTGATGCTGTCCTTGTTGGCCGGATCGAGCACCACGCCGTCGGCGATCAGCTGCAGTTCCGGCGGTGCCAGCTGCCGCGCCCAGCGTGTCTTGCCCAGATTCTGTTTCGAAACGAACGTCAGCACACCCCGCGCCACCACGCCATCCGGTTCAAAGGCCGCCGCCACGCCGGAGACCAGCCAGCGTCGCATCAGTACTTCCTTCAGGATGTGCCCGTCGGCCATGCGCGTGGGTTGCGCTTCCTGCACCGTATCGAAGAACGCCTGCAGGCGGGACTGCCCGTCCCATGGGCGTGAGGTGATCCAGCTGGCGACCGGATTGTAGGGGTTGGCTTCGGCCACCTGGCACAGGTTGGTTTCGAAGCTGGCGGTGGTCATGCCGGCGCGGTGCATGCAGTCCATCACTTCACCGGCAGCCACTTCCTTGGCATTGTCCACCGTGCTCTGCAGGCCCGGCACCAGGATCTCCAGGTCCTTGCGGATGACGTTGTAGCGCACGGTCACGCCGGTGCGCCGGCACAGTTCGGCCAGATTGCGCGCGGTGGGCAATGGGCGGCCGCGCGGGCTGGTATCCGGGAAAGGCGTGAAGGCATCGAACGCAGACAGGTTGCCGGGCACCTGATAGCTCGCGCTGGCTGCCGAAGGTGCGACGTCGCCGGCCATGTCATCTTCCACCACGGCGGCTGGCGGCGGCAGGAGCTGCGCGCGGACCGCCTCCAGCCCCTCGCGCAGGTGCAGGTCGTTGAAGTCGGTCGGGCGGTCACTGTCACCGTGCACCGCGGAGAACTCGGGCCATGCCACGCGTGCATCGATCTCCGCGGCGGCGCGCGTTGCCTGGGTGACGCCGGGATTGTCCACGGGCTGCCGGGTCCACTGATCGTTGTCCGCGCAGAGAACGAACACACCGTCGGGCACGGCGCTGCGCCAGGCGCGGGCGACTGCGGCGAGGTTGCCCGCATCCCAGGCGACCACCACGCACCAGCCGGTGGCCTGATGGATGGAGGCGGCGGTGGCATAGCCCTCGGCGATGGCGATCGGCTGCGCAGCGAGCGGTTTTCCGATGACATGGAAACATCCCTGTTTGCGGCCACCGGACAGGAAGTCCTTGTCGCGCCCCAGTGCGGGTTCCATGCGCGGGAAGATCGCCTGCAGCGAGACGATCCGACCGGCAGCGTTCATCACCGGCACCAGCAGCGTGTTGTCGATGTGGCGGAAGACCAGGCCGTCGCTGTTGCGTACCGGCCACGGCGCCACCCGCAGGCCATGCGCAGGGATGCCCTTGCGTACCAGATACGGATGGCTGCTGTCCGCAGGTACAGCGCGGTTCCAAAGCACGTTGGCAGCCTTGGCGGCGGCCTCCTCGCGTTCGCGCTGCTGCTGCTCGCGTTCGGCACGGGCTTCCTCCTGGCGGTGACGGATGGCGCGCTGTTCGGCGGCGCTGAGCGTGCCGGGTGACTTCGCGCACCAGGCATGACGGGTGCCGGTGCGCCAGCTGCCGAACTCGCCGACCGGGACCTGGTCACCGAACAGTACGGCCCACCCATTGCGAGTGCCAGGGCGATCACCCTGCACATGGAAGCGCACCAGCGTGCCGTCGGCATTGAGTGCCTCGCGGCCGCGGGCGTCCGGCACGATGCCGTGCGCGTGCATGACCTGCAGGAACGCAGGAACGACGTCCTGCGCTGGGTGCGATGTGTGCATTCGGCGAAGCCCCTTGAAGCGTGGTCCGGTTCACCGCAGCCTGTCGATGCGCTGCGTGATTCATGCCAGGCACGGTGCACGTGGCGACCGGCCGACGCGGCAGGGCCAGCAGCAGAGGGGAGGCGGTGATGCGGCCATGGTGTCGGAATGACCCCTCTTTTGCAACACCTTGCGACACCTTGCATCCCTGAGCCCGACAGCGTGGCCGGGTGTCATGAGGATCTGCGATGACGTTCGCAGATTGTCGCTCCTGCGGCGGCGTGTCGCAGTTGGCGAGAACCGTTTTTCCGATGATGCCGTTGCCGCCAGATGCGGCCTTCCCACACGCCTTTCGCCCTTCCGGGCGCCCATGCACAAGGAGCCTGCATGCCTGAAATCCACTGCAACCACAAACGCCGAACCGATGCCGGGAGCGACTCATCCAACGCCGTCGATGCGTTCTCAATCGGTGCGACCACCCCCCGATAAAATACAGCCGGCATGACGGACACCATCGACGAAGCGCAGGAACTGGAAGCGCGCCATCTGCAACAGGCATTGGCCCAGCACGCAACGCGGGCCCGCACTGTTGCCCCTCTCACACCCATTGGGGAATGCCACAACCCGGACTGCAGCGAAGACTTCAACAACGATCCGGCCAGGCTGTTCTGTGGGCCTGCCTGTGCCGAGCGCTACGAAGCCATCCATCAACACCGCAACGCATAGGAACAGGGGACATGTCTCTGAACAGCAACGACGCTGGATTCACCGAACGCATCGCCGGAGTGTCGGCCGAGCTCGCCGTGCTGGTGAGCCTGGTGGAGCACCACATCCATCTGCAGTTGGCCGACCTGACCGATTCGGGTGATGTGGATGCGCAGGAGCGATTCGCGGTCGCCGATCCGGAGCGCTGGTTGGAGAACGCCCGCAACAGCCTGCAGGCGGGCGTCATGTTCCTGGAACGCGCTGTGCGGCAGCCCGCCCGGTTCTAGCGGTGCCGCGTGGGGACGGAAGGGGCCGGTGTGGTCGCCTTCCGTCCCCACCGGAGTACGCAGCGCGCTGCTCGACGGGGGCTGCGTCATAACGTCGCACCGCCTGTGCAGCAACCCTGAACGCGGTCCAAGGTTGGGCGAGGCCCCGTAGAATGGCGACGTGCGCCGTTCTGTTCTCCACCGCCGGTTCCAGGCCCTGGCATGGCTTGCCATGCTGCTGGTGCTGCTCGCCCCGCTGGTGAGCCGCTGGCTGGCGCATGGCCACGTTGCGGCCAGCGCAGCGGTGGCGGCGATGGACCACAGCCTGCACGCACCGCATGCGGTGGAGGGCCACCACGACCACCATGCGATGGCGATGCAGCACGGCGACGCGGCCCCGAAGCCTGCTGCCGACCCCCATGCCGATCATGAGATGGGCGTGGACTGCGATTACTGCCTGATCGCCGCACGGATGATCACCCTGTTGGTGGCAGCATTGCTGCTGTTGGCACCGATGACGCCGGTCTGCCGCGCGTTGCGCGGTGCGGTGCAGGCCCTGCCGCAACGGATCAGCGGCACCCTGGGAGCGCGTGGGCCACCGGTCCCCAGGGCCGCCTGAGCCGCACCCGCGCTGCAGTGATCTTCCTGCCATGAGGTTGCCGGCCACGGCCGGTGCCCGCCCGCGCGTGCCTATCCCTTTCTGATTGCTGCCCTGCAATGCGGGGTGGCCTTGCATGCCGTGACCCAATGAAAACCAACCCCAACTCCGCGCGCCTGCGCCGGGCGCTGCTGCCTGCGCTGTGCACCTTGCTTCTGCAGGCGACACCTGTCCTTGCCGCCGATGCGGCGCCTCCTACCACGCTGGATACCGTGCGCGTGGTCGACACCCGCAGCAGTGAGCTGTCTTCCACCGCCAGCGCGGGCTCCGCGCTGGGCCTGAGCGTGCTGCAGACGCCGGCCAGCCTGACCGTGATTTCGCGCGACCAGCTGGAGCAGCGCGGCGATACCAACCTCAACGATGCGATCAGCCGGGCAGGTGCGATCAGTGCCATGCCGCATCCCGGCAACGGCCTGAGCGCGCTGTCCAGCCGTGGTTTCACCGATGGGGCGTCGGTGATGCGGTTGTATGACGGATTGCGCCAGTACGGCGGCGTGGGCATCACCTTCCCGTTCGATACCTGGTCGATCGAGCGCATCGAAGTGCTGCGTGGGCCGGCCTCGGTGATCCATGGCGACGGCGCGATCGGCGGGGTCATCAACATCGTGCCGAAGAAGCCCTCGCGCGGCGCCATCGAGAACGAAGTCAGCGTGACCG